AAACGAACTTTTGCTCGCTATCTTGATGCTGTCAATTTCCGCAACGGCAATCCAGAAGAGAACCCCGACCAACATTTACCAGACGAAATGTGGCTGGTTGATCGTAAAGCTACCGAAACCAAAGATGTCATCGAATGGGAGCTGGCTTCAGCATTTGATTTCGACGGCATCAAACTGCCTTATCGACAAGTTCTAAAGAACTCATGCGCATGGCGGTATCGAGGCCCTGAATGTGGCTACTCAGGTGGCTATTACGACGAGTTTGACCAGCCTACAAACGACATCAATAAGGACTGTTGCCCAAAGCGGTTTACGTCCTGCAAAGCCCGACAAGGTAGTGATGTTGTTTTGACGTTTGGTGGAATGCCGGGGGTTCAACGTGGCGACGATTAATCCTAAAGCTCGTCAGTCTGTTGCTGCCCGAATCCGTGAAATTGCTGAGCTTCGTTACCCATACGAAGCTTGCGGCTTCATTGTGGGGGTGGGCAAGAAGACTCTCGTTATCGAAAAGCAAAATGAAGCACACAACAAACGCACTAACTTCTTAATGAATCCCGGCGCTTGGGCTGAAGCGGAGCAAGAAGGTGAGCTTTTAGGCGTTTGGCATACCCATGTTGAAGAGCCGGCACGACCAACACCAGCAGATTTAGCTGCGTGCGAAGAAAGTGAATTGCCGTGGTTCTTGATGGGCATTTATAAGCGCTCAGACTGCTTTGAATTTTCCGATCTTATTTACTTTGAGCCGACTGGATACCAACAACCTTACGTTGGTCGTCCATATGTGTACGGCACGTTTGATTGCTGGTCACTCGTTGTTGATTACCTTAAACGCGAATTAAACATTGAGATCAGCAACAACTATCCACGACTTGAAAACTTTTGGCTCAAGGATGAGACAAATTTTTTCGACACCCACTTCGCCAATGAAGGTCTTTTCGAAATCGAAGGAGAGCTTCAAAAGGGCGATGTTTTGATGTTTCAAACGGACGCCAGCGGTCACGCAAACCATGTCGGCGTCTACATTGGAAACAATCAATTTCTTCATCACGTTCAAGGTCGCTTATCAACCATTGATACCTACGGCGGCTATTGGGAAAAGCACACCATCAGACGATTGAGACACGTAAATGCTAGTTAGCGTTCATCTTCATGGCCCAATGGGCAAGGAGTTTGGCAAGGAATGGAACCTAGCTATCAAAACTCCACGCGAAGCATTAGCTCTCATTGATGCAAACACAGGACGTTTGTTTCATTGGATGCGAGCAAATCTTCAAAAGTACAAAAACTACCGAGTGTTTTGCATCTTCAAGAACGGCAAAAAGGAATTTTTGACGAAAGACACTTTGCTCTCGGCAAACAACATTCAATCCGTTCACTTCGCTCCTGTCGTTACGGGTTCAGGTAAGTGGGGAAAAATCATCGCCGGTGTGGTTTTGATGGTCGCTTCCTACTGGCTTGGCCCAATGGCGTTCCAAGCCGGACTTGCGCTTGTTATGAGCGGGGGAAGTGAGCTTCTAGCTCCGAAGGTCAAAACTGGCTCAACCAGAACCTCTCATTACTTTCAAGGCGCCACCAATACGGTGCAGCAAGGCGACCCCGTTCCTTTGATTTACGGACGAATCAAAACGGGTGCTTCGCCTATTTCCGTACGCATGACTGTCAACGAATTGTCAGCTTTTACAACCACTCAAACGAATCAAGTAAAAGGGTTTTTGCATGGAAGCAGTAACCAACCTACAAACTATTAATCAAGCTATTAAAGATGTACATAAGGCCCCTAAAGTCATCGCAGGCGCAGGCGGTGGCGGTGGTGGCAAAGGGGGCAGTGAATCAGACGACGATCTTGAATCGAAATCGTTCCTGTCTTTGATTGATTTGCTCGGTGAGGGGCAAATTGGTGGCTTGGTAGATGACAGCCCTAAGTCAATCTTCCTTAACGATACGCCTTTGGTGAACGCGGCAGGGGAGTACAACTTCCAAAACGTAACTTGGGCCATGCTTAAAGGAACCCAAGACCAGCCATCTTTAGGTGAAGGTTTCGACACTGTTGAGTCTTCTACTTCGGTTGGGCAGCTTATTACCCGCGATTCTCCTGCAACTTTCTCAATTACAGACCCAAATGCAGATAGAGCGCGTGTAATTATCTCTACACCATCTTTGATCAGTACAACCAGTCGTGGCGACATTGTTGGCTCATCAGTCGAGTACAAATTCTCTATCTCGCTGAATAACAGTCATTTTGTTGAGATCGGCAAAGGCAAAATCACAGGTAAGACACGCTCGCGTTATCAGCGTCAATACGAGTATGCGCTTCCAAAACAAACGGAAGACGGCACACGCGTAACAATGTGGACGATCAAGATTGAGCGCGTAAGTCCTGAGAGTAATGAATCATCAACTTCAAACGATATTTACCTTGATAGTTATTCGGTAATTATCGGTTCGCGTTTGTCTTATCCAAACTCAGCCGTTTTTGGATTGAGTATTTCGTCAGAACAATTTCAAAGCATTCCAACCCGTTCTTACTTAGTTGACGGTTTACTCATTCGCGTTCCGTCTAACTATGACTACAAAACGCGTAAATACGAAGGTACTTGGAACGGCACTTTCAAACTCGCTCCAAGCGATAACCCTGCATGGATTCTTTACGACGTTATTACCAACGAGCGTTATGGCTTAGGTCAATTTGTTGACCCTGCATATGCAAACCCTGCTCGCTTATATGTGATTGGTCAATATTGTGACGAAATGGTCGATGATGGTTTTGGCGGAAAGGAACCACGTTTCACATTAAATACCGTAATCAATAGCATTTCAGATGCTTATCAATTAATTAGCGACATCACTTCCGTATTCAACGGCATGGCCTACTGGTCTGGCTCTCAATTTGGCTACATGTGCGACATGCCAACTCAGCCGACCATGCTTTACAACGCCTCAAACGTTGTTAATGGTGAGTTTGTTTATTCGGGCGCGTCTCGAAAAGACATGCATTCAGTTGCTTTGATTACTTGGAACGACCCTGAACGCAACTATCAACGCGCCGTTGAATATGTTGAAGACCCTGAACTCATTCAACGTTACGGCGTGCGTAAAGCTGAAATTACATCATTCGGCTGTACATCACGCGGTCAGGCGCATCGTATCGGTAAATGGTTGCTTTATACAGAGCGTAACCAGTCACGCACCATTTCCTTCAAAGTTGGTGTTGATTCTTCCTTTGTGCTTCCGGGTGACGTTGTACAGATTGCAGACCCTAATCGCTCAGGCAAACGAATGGGCGGTCGTTTAATTGGCGCAACTGCAACTTCAGCAACTCTCGATTCTGAAATTATTCTCAACGAAAACTCATCAATCATGTTGCGCTTGGCGAGTGGTGATTTTGTCGAACGTAACATCAAGACCATTGGCACTGACTTAGCAACAGGCAACTCGGTTATCAACTGGGATACTGCGCTTTCTACATTGCCAACGGATAACGCCGTTTGGATTGTTAAGTCTCCAGAGTTAGAGCCTCAACTTGCGCGTGTAGTTGCCATTGGTGACAGCGAGGATGCTCCGGGAACTTACACGATCACTACAATCGCTCACAACCCAAGCAAATTCGACTTCATCGAAAGCAACATTCAGCTTGATAGTCCGAATGTGACAATCATTTCGCCGTCACTCATTGAGGCGACAAAGAATGTTGAAATCATTGAAGAAGCACGTATCGAACAGGGTATTACGGTTCGAAACATGTCGATCAATTGGGAGCAAGTGCCGAACGCTGTTTCTTACGAAGTTAAGTATAAGAAAACCGAAGGTAACTGGTTCACACTTCCAATTACAAAAGGATTAAGCGTAGAGATTGAGAATGTCTACGAGGGTGAATATGTGGCTCAAGTAGTAGCTATTTCGTCCACTGGCAGCCGTTCACCAGCAACCTACTCTATTCCTACAAAAGTTAATGGCCAAGCTTCGGTATTGCCAAAACTAGGCTTATTTAAAGCTACGCCTGCAATGTTTGCCATTGACCTTGCATGGGAATACGCGCCGGGCACCAAAGGCGTTGATCACGTAGAGATTCAAATGAGCCTAGACAACTCATTAGAAGCTAACTTTGCTCTACTAGGCACATATCCAGACCCAATGAAAGCCCACCAAGTGACAGGTTTAAACCTGAGTGATACGCGTTGGTTCCGCGCTCGCTTAGTGGACAAATTCGGAATCTCTGGCGAATGGTCTGATGTTGTATCGGCTGCACCAGATATTGACCCGGATAAAGTACTTGAAGTTATTTCTGGGCATATTGACGAAAGCGTTTTAGATACTGCCTTACAGGAAAAAATTGATACCTCTGAGCAAACTGCCAATGCCGCAAAAGATGCAGCGTCAGCAGCTCAAGGCGCAGCGTCGGCAGCGCAAAACGTAGCCAATGCCGCAAAAGATGCAGCGGCTACCGCTAAGAACACGGCAAATTTAGCGCAAAACGTAGCCAAAGAGGCTCAAAGCACTGCCGCGACCGCTCAAAACCAAGCAAATGCCGCTAAGCCCGCCGCAGATCAAGCCGTTGCCGCATCAAACCAAGCCAAAGACACAGCAGATAAGGCCACTTCAGCTGCAACTACTGCGCAAACGATGGCGAACAGCGCTTCTACAGCGGCAGCGAAAGCCAATACAGCCGCAACGAACGCACAAACAACCGCGAATAATGCAGCGTCCGCAGCGTCAAAAGTTGCCAGCGATTTAACAACCTCAACAAATCAGTTGAACCAAAAAATCGCCGATGAAGCAGATGCACGCACAGTGGCAATTTCTAATCTGAAAGACGGTCTCACGACAGAAACAACTCAACGCAAGTCAGAAGACGCTGCGTTGTTAAGCAACATTGAGACGTTCAAATCAAGCACTAAAGGCTCGTTATCTAGCTTGCAAGAGCAGATCACAACGAACGCCACGAATACAGATGCCAATGCTCAGAAAATCACGTCGCTTGATTCCCGTTTGACCACAAACGAGGGCAAAACCGCCGAAGCGATTAATTCTGCTGCTACAGCTCAACAAACCGCAAGTACAGCGGTAGACAAGGCTAACGCTGCCGCAAACTCCGTTACAGCTCTTAAATCAGAATTAAGCAGCGGAAAAGGCATTAATAACATTGTTGCGCCCTTCTCGGACCCACAAGAACTTCCAGCTCTAGGTGGAGCAGGTCGTACCGTAGCTTTAGTGGACTCTGCGTTACGTCGAAACGGTAAGGCTTACAAAGTGTCATTCACGGCGGCGGCTCATTATGTGTATTTCGGCACCGCTCAGGCCGCTCTAGCGCCATCACAAATGGCGATGCAAGTTGAGGCGGGGGGCGCTTATACATTTAGCGCTTGGTTGAAGGCTTTATCAACGGCCGTTCCATCATTCCGTTTCAACATCATGTGGTTTATTCGTGACCCTAGCACTGGAAACATCACAACAAATGCCGGAATCATTTTTCCACAAGGTCAAACAGATTCTTACGTTGCTCCAAACGCTAACGGTCAACGTTATTCCTTTAAACCAGTCAACTCACCTGCAAACACAATCGGCGCAACCGTCTATGTTGTAGGCAACCCTTCGGGGCCTTCTGCCGGCGAATACCTCATCGATATGTTGATGCTAGAAGAGTCTGTCGGTTCCGAAAAGCCTGCTTCTACGTGGACGGCGGGTCCTGCTGATCTAAATGCGATTAAGAATGCCTTAGATACAAACGCTGTAGCAATCAACAACCTAACTACACGCGTTTCGAACGACGAGGGGAAAATTACATCTCAGGGCAATTCGATCACGCAACTAAACAACAGCATTAATACGATTAATGGAACCCTTTCAAACAAAGCGGATGCTACGGCTTTAAATGCATTAACAACTCGCGTTTCTAATGCTGAGGGGCAAATTTCATCACAAGGGTCGTCAATTGTCTCTCTTCAAAACGATCTAGCATCTACCAACAAAGCCGTTTCAACCAAAGCTGACTCAAGCGCTCTCAATTCTTTGGATTCAAAAGTATCAGAAATTGATGGTCGAGTAACAAGTACTGCCAATGCCGTTACCTCGCTTCAGGGCAGTGTTTCCAGCATTGAGAAGGGGCTTTCAACTAAAGCTGACGCGTCTGCATTAAACAACTACTACACAAAAACTGAGGCTGATTCTGCCGCCTCTGGCGCAATCGACAAGTTCAACAGTCAATTGACGATTGGTGGTGTAAACGTTGTTGCGAACTCCGAAGCTCCTCGCACTTCAACTGCCGCAACGAATCGCGAATATTTACTGTATGAACGTAGCGCCGAATTAAAAGCGTTCTATGACGAAAACCTTGAGAAGCCAATCACGATTTCGTTTGAAATGAGCGTTCCTGTGGCTGGACCGGTTCAAGTTTATTCGTCAAATGGTTCTGCTCACCAATTCGTTACTTCCGTTAATGCAATTATCGTAAATCAATTTGCCAAATATTCAGTAACAGTTAGTCCAAAAGCGCATACGGCAAGTACAACTGTTTCGACAATTGAGTTCTATGGAACGTATGGAACTGGCCGTATCCCGACGATTCGTAAATTACAAATTGAAGCGGGCACAAAGGCTACCGCTTGGAGTCCAAGCCCTCGTGATACAAAGGCTGCAATTGACGCCAATGCTTCTGCAATTCAAACGACCCAAACAAAAGTTGACAATATCGATGGTCGGCTAACCACTGCTACAGATTCGATTACGTCACTAAATTCGCGCATGTCTACAGCCGAAGGAAATATCAACAGCACAAATACTGCGGTTGGTGGACTTTCGACACGCATGGCAACCGCTGAGGGCAAGATCACCAATCAAAGTGATTCAATTGCATCGCTACAAAATAGCGTCACCTCAATCAATGGAACACTGGCAAACAAAGCCGATTCAAGCGCGGTCAATAACTTAACTAGCCGAGTGGAAACAGCCGAGGGCAAGATTTCAAGTCAAAGCGGGCAGATTACTTCGCTTAGCAATAGCCTTGATCTAACAAACAGCAACTTGAACGACGTAAATGTTCTGGCGCGACTGTTATCGCTTGGTAAGCCTCTACGCGAGGATCCAACTTTTAAAACTACCTCTTCGGGCGGTTTGTCTGCATACAATTTCCCTGCGGGAACCTCATGGATTAAGCAAGCCAAGTCAACAGACAACCCAACTGGCTCAACCCATGAAATGCTTATTAAGGCAACTCAAGCGTTGGGTGGTGGTTGGTATCCAACTGCTCCAACGCTCGTGCTTACTGCTAATAAGACATTCTTAATTAAACAAATTATTAAGATGCCAGTAGGCACAAAATTACAAGCCATCGGTAATGCTACGGGTACGGGTGGATACATCCGAATCTTGGGTAATGATCTAGGAACTGGCAAATTTGAAACGTACTACTCTGTCGTACAAGGTGGGGCTGATTTAAGTGGCTCTACTATTCAAGGTCATTTCCGCGTAATTGCCGGTACTAACCCGCCAGTACCAACGGTTGATAATCCAGTCTTTGTGATTCTTGCTTCATACGAAGTATTTGATGTAACGGCTGTAAACGACACCATTCCAAAAGCTTATAGCGATGCTATTGCAGCCAATGCGAATGCGATTAACACCCTGTCAAACACTGTCAGCCAGCAGGGTAATACCATTACTTCCCATAGTAATTCTATTACCACCTTAACCAACAAGATTACTAACAACGATTTATCGAATCTTGTTCTTAATCCTGATTTCGTAGACCCGAAAAGCGATTGGACATCTGGCGTAATTGTTGATGCGACTGACGCAGCACCTAACCCGCCTTCTCCAAAAGCATTAAGACTGAATAACCGCGATAGTTATTACGGTCCTTTCGTCAAATGTAATGTTGGCGACATGTTCTATGTTTCGGCTTGGTTTGCGACGCCAAATACATCAGTAATCGCTTCTGCTGTACTTGGTTTCAATACTCGAAACAGTGCAGGTACTTATACTTGGTATAGTGTTGCCGTCAAGTCTACAGAT